AGCAGCAACAGCCGAACGCCACTCAACCCTCTCCCCCACAAGGACCCTCACAAACGTGACCGTTCACAAGTCTGAAGACGACCTCAAGCCCGCGAAGGAAGGTCCCGAACTGATCAACGCCAAGGACAGCGACGAGACCGTGAAGGCCCTCGTCAAGAAGTTCCCGAAGGCGAAGAACATCGAGAAGCTCCCCAGCGGCGTCTATGCGGTCCGCTTCCACAAGAAGCGGGCAAAGTACCTCAAGGGTGCCAAGTGAGTGGTGAACCCGTCAGCCTCACCGCGAGCGTCCCGCTGGATGGCTCGGGCAAGGAAGTTCCTGCGGGCGGTTCGGGAGACGCTGGAGGAAATGGCGCTCCTGCTGCTGGTGCTCCTTCTCAGCCCGCCGCTGGCGTACCTGCTGGGGATGGCAACAGTGAAGCTGGCAAACCTGCTGCTGGGACTGAAGCGCCGGTCAACCCGGAGACCCTAAACCAGAAACCCGCCGAGGGTGAGAAGCCGGCCGAGCAGGTACGCGCGGAGGCGGCCACCGGGCTTGACCTCACGCCGTTCGCTCGGGAGTTCAACACCAGCGGCAAGCTAAGCGATGAGAGCTACGCCAAGCTGGCCGAGAAGGGCTTCACGCGGGAGATCGCTGACACCTACATCGCAGGCGTGCAGGCGCGAGCGGCGGCCCATCACACGGCCCTCTCGCAGGCCGTTGGCGGGGTCGATAGTTGGAACGCCATCATGTCCTGGGGCAAGGACAACCTGAGCGACGCCGAGAAGGCGGAGACCGTCCGGGCACTCTCGAACACCGACAACGTGGACGCCGCCAAGACTTACCTGCTGGGCCTTCAGGCGCGCTTCGTGGCGGCCAACGGCAAGGTCCCCGGCAAGATCGCGGGCGGCGGTGCTGCCCCGCAGGGTGACGTGTTCACCAGTCGGCAGGAGCAGGCCAAGGCGATGAAGGACCCGCGCTACAAGACCGACGCCTCCTACCGCAACGAAGTCGCACAGAAGAGCATCCGCTCCTTCGGTAAGGGCAGCAAGGCCCGCACCAAGACCACCACTCGCCGCGCCCCGAAGGGCAAGCGGTAAACCAACCCATCACAAGGACAACAATCAATGGCTGAAGCCAACATCTACACTGCCTCGAACCCCGGCCTGCGCAACGGTGGCTCGGACCCGTTCGAGCTTTACCGCACCGTGTTCCCCGGCGAGGTGCTGGAGGCGTATGACGAGGCGCGCGTCCTCGCCAACACGATCTTCACCCGCACCATCACCGAGGGTAAGGGCGCTGAGTTCCCGGCCATCGGCCGTGCGGCGTCGCGCTACTTCTCGCCGGGCGAGCGCCTGACAGGTCAGGGCCAGATCGCCATGGGCCAGCAGTTGATCAACGTGGACTACCCGCTGATCTCGGACCTGTTCCTGCTCGACTTCGAGGAGGCCATGATCCACTACGAGCTTCGCTCGCGCTATGCGCGGCAGCTTGGCGAGGCGCTGGCTAACGGCGACGACAAGGACACCGGCATCGTGATCGCGCAGGCGGCCCGCCTGAGCACCGACCTGACCGGCACCCTGCCGGGCGGCACCGTGATTGCGCTTGCCAACATGGACACCGATGGTGCCATTCTGTCCGACGCGATCTTCGATGCGGGTATCGACATGGACGTGAAGTCGGTTCCGGCTTCGGACCGTCACTGTGCGCTTCCGCCTGTCCAGTACGCCCTCGTGGTGAAGGCTGGCAAGGCGACGGATCGCCGGTTCAACCAGCCGAGCGGTGAGAACGGCACCTACGCCACGGGCGTTGCCAAGGAGATCAACGGTATCGACCTGTGCAAGTCGCTGCATCTGCCGAACACGAACATCACGGTCAACCCGACCGGCGCTCGCAACACCTACACGGGTGACTTCCGCAACACCGTTGGTCTCGTCTATCACGGTGAGGCGGCCGGCTGCGTCCGTCGTTGGGAGCTTGAGACGCAGATGGAGACGAAGGTGGACTCGCAGGGCACGCTGCTGGTGGCCCGCATGATGCACGGCAAGGCTCCCCTGCGGGGCGCTTGCGCGGTGGAACTCCAGAAGGTCTAAGGCAATCATGGCCACCGCCACCGAAGTTGCTGTTGCCGTAGAGCCGGCGCTCACTCAAATCAGTCGCCGCTTTGAGAGCCGCCTCGACGAACTGCACGAGTTGTTGGGCCGGTATGAGGTGGTGAACAATGCGACTTTCGGAGTGGCACCGAAGCCTCCCGCCAGTGCGGAGACCACTCCGTGCTCTCCCGGCCGCGTAGGGGACCTCAATGATCTCCTCAATCGCTTTGACTGTATTCTGGGAAACCTGGCAGACGAGGTACGGCGTCACGAGAAGCTGGCCTAATTAGCTGGGGAGGAGGGGGAGCAATCCCTCTCCTCTTCTCTCCTTCAATGACAGCAGACCTCATCAACCCAACGACCCAACTTGAGGCCGTCAACTGGGCGCTCGCCGCCGTTGGCTTTCCTCCAGTGGGGTCTCTCACGGGGACCATCGGGCGCGACGGTTCGTCGGCGCTCACGTGGCTCTCCCAATGCACCCGCGATATCTGCCTCAAGGGGTTCTTCTTCTCCCGCCGCGTAGTGACCATCGCGCCGAATGACGACGGCGATATCATCCTGCCCGCGAACTGCCTGAGCATCGCCATGCCCGATCAGGACGACGTGGCCGGGCTCAACATAGATTTCACCTTCTGCAAGTACGACTGGCTCATGGTCCGACCGGCCATGCGGCAGGGCAAGCTCTTCTCGGTGATCAACCAGTCCTACACGTGGACGAAGCCGATGACGTTCCTCATGCGCGAAGGTCTCGCCTTCGAGGATATGCCGATGGAAGCCCGCCAGTACGCCATGGTGCAAGCCGCCTCGTTCCTCAACGGAGGCACGCTGCGCTCACCCGACGTAGACAAGAGATTGCAACCACTGTTGACCCTGACGTGGGACGCACTCGAAACCGCTGAGATCGAAAACTCTCGGCTCCGTTTCCTCTAAACCAAGACCATGATTGTACGGGGCACCGTCCCCTCACTCATACAGGGCATCTCCCAACAGCAGCCCCAGCTTCGCCGGCCGGGCTACCTCGAAGACGGCGAGAACACCTACGGGACCATCGTAGAGGGTCTCACGCGCCGGCCGGGCGGTGACTACATCACCACCTTCTCCGGTCTCTCCGCGCCGACAGCACACCACTGGTTCATCCGAGACGCGGCCAACCGCTTCAAGTTCTCGGTTGAGAGCGGCCAGATAAAGGTCCACGACTTCAACGGCGCACTGCAAAGCGTCTCCGCACCGGATGGCTGGGACTACATCGCGGGCGCAAGCTCGCTCGGGTTCCTCACCGTCAAAGACTTCACCTTCGTCTATGACCGGGGGAAGACCGTCGCGGTGACCAGCGACGTTGAGCCCACGGAGCAATCGAGCGCCACCGTGTGGGCACGCCAAGGGGACTACGCGACCACCTACACGGTTAACGTCGGCTATCCCAAGAGCAGTCCTACGTGGTACTCCGCGAGCTACACGACCAGCGCGACCGACGCTTCTTCGATCAAGCTCTCCGCGATCATCTCCGCCCTGGCGGGTGCCCTCACGCTGCCTGCCGGGTTCTCGGTGACGACCAGCGACTACGCCATGGGCATCCATCGGTCGGACACCAACGACTTCCTTGTGACGGTCTCCGACAACGCGACCGGCTCGGATATCGTGGCGGTCCGCTCCTCCGTGGACAACACCAACGCCCTCCCGAAGATCGCCATGGTGGGCCAGCACGTGACCATCACGGGTGACGTGACCAACACCAATGACGACTGGTATGCGAAGTTCGTCCCGACCGATAGCACCATTACTACCGGCCTCGCGGCTGGAGGATGGGAGGAGAGCCCGAAGCCGGGAGCCTCTACCACGCTCGACGCGGCGACGATGCCTCACGCCCTGACGTTCAACAGCGACGGCACCTTCACCTTCCGCAAGGTTGACTGGGGCAAGCGCGTTGCCGGCGACGACACGAACGACCCCGGCCCCTCCTTCATCGGCGGCACGGTCAACGGTATGGCGGCCGTCAAGGGACGCATCGCGATCTTCTCGGGCGACAACTTCATCACCTCGCGGGCCTCCGACCAGTTCTCCTTCTGGGTGAAGAGCGCCCAGCAGCTTACCGATGACGACCCGGTGGACATTGCCCCGAGCTACCCCAAGAGCTTCGTGCTCAAGGGAGCCGGCGAGTTCCAAGCGGGCCTGATCCTGTTCGCTGACGACGTGCAGTTCCTCGCAGCCGACAACGGCACCTTCGGGCCGCGCAACATCTCCACCAAGCCGCTCGCGTCGTACAACCTCCAAGTCCAGAACGGCCTCCTCGCGCTCCAGCAGGATCGCGTTGTGTGCGCCCTTGAGCGGACCACGCACACGGGCCTCGTGGGCTTCCTTGCGCCTCAAGCCTCGCTCGCCTCCATGGTGTTCGATGAGGCATCCGCCGAGGTGCCTACGCTCATGCCTGGAAGCATCGAATGGCTGGCGGGTAGCTCGACGGAGAACGTGGTGGTCATGAAGGTGGATGGCGATGCGAACCGCCTCTACGCCTACAAGGAGGCCACGGACGGGGGCAAGGTGATCGAGTCCTCGTGGAACCCCTGGCGGTTCAACCGGCGGGTTCCCGTCTCGGGGACCTTCATCGGACCTGACCTGTACCTCTGCCTGAAGGACAGCAACAACGTCCACACGCTGGAGCGCTTCTCGCTACAGCCGTACGCCGCCACGCAGTTGCCTTGGCAAATCTACTTGGACCGTCGCACGGTTCCCGCAGCGGAGTCCTTCGCGGTGTCCGGTGGCAGTACGACAGTCACCCTCCCGTGGACCGCAACGCTCAACGAGATTGTCTACATGGTGATCACGAGCGGGCCTCAAGCGGGTGCCGTGGTACGGGCGAGCGCAATGGGAACCTTGAGCGCGACCTTTCCGGGCATCTACTCAGGTGTCTCGGCGGTGGTCGGCGTGGGATGCCGCGCGTTCGGCACGCAAGGCCATCTGTTTTGGCGCAAGTACATCATGGGCGGCGGTATCGAGAGCGTCACCAACGGCCAGCTACAGATACTCCGCGTGAAGGTCTCCTATGGGAAGAGCGGACCGTTCCTCGTGAACGTCATCCACAAGGACCGACCGGACCCCTTCACGGAGCAAGTGGGCATCCCAGTCTTCGGTGACGGAGACTTCTCCTCGCCGCTCGACCTATTCGACGGCTCGCAGGACTTCCCCGTGGGCCAGATGAACGAGCGCGTCCTCATCCAGTTCGATACGGGCGAAAGCCCCATGCCGATGCGAATTAGCAAGCTGGAGTGGGTCGG